CTCCTATGGAATTTATGCGACAACGTCATAATTGACGGAGTGTTATTAAACTCTACAGGGCCTTTACTATACAATAGGTACGACGAAGCAAATCTCGTAGCCTCATCCGCTGCTTCTTTAAGCGTTGGAAGAGGTCCTCGAAGTCCGGGATCGAACCCGAGGCGAGAGAACCGTCGTTTGTTGGTGTCCTCTGACTCTTGGAGGGATTTTTCCTCCAGAACAATGTCTTCTAACCACTTCTTACTTGCAGAACGCACAAGTTGTGTTTCCGCAGGAGGGAGAGGAGATAGACCTGTTCCCGTCGCCCATTCTACCAGAGTGAGCGACGAGAGAGTCGACAACCAACGTTGCGTGACACGCGGATTTGTACCCGCAGTGTGAGGGAAAACCGGATGGTTTACACCCCCGAGCATGACTGCTTCACGCACAGGAAGCCCATATGAGAACGCAGCAAGCGTCTCATTCCAATATGGGAGTTTCCGCCACAGCGACTTGGGTATATGAAATTGGAATTCATTACAATGCTGACGCACTGCCGTTGGCTGGTTAAACCAGCTAATGGTACCCTTCGCACCTCCTGGTGGCGCACTCAGTAGCTTGACGGGTATAAACGGAAGCTTTTGGTCTCCTCTCATGGGAATTTCCTTGTACAAGGCATATTCCTTATGAATGAAGATCTTATTAGGCTTCCCCTCCCGGGGATCTCCCCGAGATAGTACCGCGCCAATCTCACTCAGAGACAACTCATGAATTTTGAGTTTATCCTCTGCCTGCCATCGCCTCGAAGGGTCGGCAGGAAGTGTTTGCAGGAGATCGTTCATCTTAGATGAGCGATCATTTGCGTGTTCAAGCAGGACCCGAGGTAAACCTCGTTGCCCAAGCGGGATCCTGGAGTCATCTCCGGTGTTCCCATGCTTTGGCAGGCCCGCTCGCTCAGCGCAAAAGTTGGTTCCTAGGTTGAGTAACGGAAAACTAGCCGCTTCTCCCATAGGATTACCCGTCTTGGTGGTGATTCCCGGTAAGGAATCAAATTCTTTCCACCACGCCTCCCACTCAGCAATATGCGCCTCCGCGATTTCTAATCCGCGGTTGGTCGATCTTTGCTTAGCAGTCCGTTTCCTTGATTGATATCGAAGGAAGGCTGCTTGTGGGTCGAACGCTGGTAACTCACGCTTAGGTAAGTTAGCAGAGACATTTGCCGAGGGTATATTACCCACCGTGCTTCCGAGTTTGGATGTTCCAACTTCGTAAGTAAAATACGGTACCTGACTAAGGTTCGGTAAGGCCTTCTCCCAATGCATGGATAATAAGTCCTTGTATGGGTTCTGAGGAAGCCTCGCCTCAGGCTGCATCATGAACGACTTGTAGTCATTCGGTGATATGAGCTTTCGTGGTCCAAATAACTTAGAAAGATATTTTGACAAATGCTCCAGCTTGGGATGCTTCGCAAGGAGTTCTTCATAGAAGACTCCTTGGAGCCAAAAGGGGTGAAGGTCGGTTGCAGCCGTCAAATCTTGGCTGTACCATGGACCTGCCAGCTTTCCTAATCGGATCTCTGGCTTACCCCCAAGGCTTTCCCTGTTCCGTGGATCCCTCAACAAATGAGAATCTGCGGCACGACGAAGTATCTGGGATATGTGAAGGACACACACAGGGGAGATCGTCGGATAACGGGTCTTAAGACCCGCCTCTGGTGCACTGAGTGCAACAAAGGGAATCTGACTAAACCTCTCCATAGTCCACTCCACAGCTCGGTTGACAGCACGACTATAAAGTCGTTGAAGCACTGCTACCTCATTTAGTCCTTGAAGGTTGAGACTTTTAAAGTCTCGGTTTTCTAGAACGGAGGACAGTGTCAGGATGTTGCCTTCCAGATCGTAAAGCGTATCTGAAAGCCCCGCGTCAACCTTGATGAGAGCTAATCCAAGACCTACCAAGTCCTGGGTTGCTTGTGAGAACCCACCGTCGCGCCGGGTATAACCTAGCGTGGCGCCTGCTGATGAATCAGTAGGGTAGGATACTTCTCCTACAGGGAACCTCTCCAAGTACGTTCTCACCCACGGTCTCCAGGCTACCACCTCTGGTGGTGGTTCAGAAGTTAGTCGATCGACCAACTTTTGATATCCGGCCTCTGTGTCGGATCTGGCCTGTGGTGGAAGGGCTCGGCCCATGTATGAGAATACAAGGGCATAGTACTTGCTCGGCAAGGTTCGTAATAATGGTTGCGAAGGTTTCTTCGCACCAAAGAACCATGCGCGGGCATGTCCTGCGAGCTCCTTTAGCTCCTTTGCAGTTTTATAAGGCTGTAGTAGGAGCTTGACTCGGAACCTCTCTATTTGCCGCTTAAGGTCAGCGTTAACACGCCAGGTAATAGTTTTACCTGCCTTATGAGCAGCAGTGGAGGTCGTACGGACGAGCTGGAATGAAAACATCAGCGCGTCCCACGTCGCAACGTAGAACCGGATAATCCTTAGATTCCGGAAGTAACGAATGCGATCCTTGTCCTTCACGTCAAGTTGAGTGAACACCCTTAGTGTCGCTTCCCCTTCGACCGCTAAAGCGGCATTGCGGGTAAGCAACTTCCTAGAAGGAAGTTTCACTCTTCTGATATGAGATTCGCCGACAAGGCTACTGTTCTTAAACTCGAAACTCCTGCTATTAGCAAGGAGAGAGGATGGAACGAGTAGGAAGGGAAGTATTTCCTTCACACAGAGCCCAGTTGCAGAACGATGGTAAAAAC